ATGGGTGACGCCGGGGCCATAATAGCCGCGTTCAGTGAAGAGCAGGCCGCGCGGCTCACTGGGGTTTCAATTTCCCAGCTCCGGTATTGGGATCGCACCAATTTCTATCAGCCCATGTTTGCGGCGGATAATAGAAGGGCGCCCTTCAGCAGGGTATATTCATTCCTCGACGTTGCAGCTCTGCGCGTCCTAAATGTCCTCAGAAATCAATATGACGTACCGCTTCAGCATCTACGTGAGGTCAGCGAAAAGCTTGGACAACTCGGAGACGAACGAAAGTGGACCGGCGTTCGCCTTTATGCCCTGAGAAAGCGCGTAATCTGGATAGACCCGGATAGCGAGCTGCCGCAGGAAATCGTCAGCCAGCAATACGTTGTTCCTACTATGCTGCTGGCGACTGTCATTGAAGATGCCAAGAGGGATATTGAGAAATTAAACGTGCGTGTGCAAGCGAGCCTCGGGAAGATCGAGCGATCTCGGTTCATCAGCCATAATGCCCCGGTAGTTGCGGGAACGAGAATCACGGTTGCCGCAATCCAAAGATTTCATAAGGCCGGGTATACCACTTCGCAAATTCTCAGCGAGTACCCTGATCTTGCCGAGGCAGACATCGAAGCAGCGATTGCATATAAGCCAGGTCAAGCCGCTGCATAGATGGAAGCAAGCGCCGGCATTCCTTTCTTTACAGATCAGAATGTCCCGGATTCGGTGGGACGCTACCTAATGGGATGTGGACACCAAGTAACCCGCCTCAGGGACGTAATGCTTACCACGACAGCCGATTCTATAATCGCGGTCGCCTGCTCGCAGGCAGGCCACGTGTTGGTAAGTCACGATAAAGACTTCAAGGAAATATCGAAACGCCTTCAGATTACTCAGGGGCAATATAGAAAGCTCCTTCATCGAATTCATCTTCGATGCCAGGAACCAAGCGATGTAGTCAGGCTGAAAGAGGCTATGTCGCTCATCGAGGCAGAGTGGCAGTTGATAAAGCCAGATCGTCCGATGGTTATTGAAATTAACGACGTTTCTATCCGTATCACGCGGTGAAGGCCGCTAACGTCGGCCGCCGACTCGCGCAAGCTGGCGCTGGCCCGCAGGAGTCGCATGCTGCTTGAGCGGCTGCGCGCCGTTGGCCTAGGCCCAGGCTATTGACGGCGGCGCGGCGTGGCTCCTGCAGTCTTCGATTAACCGGTGGCGATAATTCGCTGCTTGAGCAACTGGCCGGCAAGTCCCTCAACCCTGCACCACCTGCGTGATAACGCACTGCGTGCGAGCTGTTGGCAGAAGCCAAGCGGGGCGATGCTGCCGAATTGCTTACGCAGCAAGGCGCTTGCGATTCGGTGATCCTCTCCGTCAAACATCATAACCCCGCCCAGCGGCAGCCCCAAAAATAGAAGCTCTGCCTGCTTGCCGGCGCAATACATTGCCACGGCAAGGCAGGCATATCGCTTCTCTTCGTCCTCGGAAAGTGCGAAGCCTGGTTGAGACAACTTCTCCCCAGCCTGCATGATTGCTTTGTTGTCGAGCAGGACCTGGCCACGATCATGTTCTAGTTCGATCGCCGTGTAAGGAATACCTACTATCTCGCAAAAAGCGGCATGTCCGGCTTCGTGATAGGCCAGAATTTCTATGCGGTGCTCATACACAGGAGCCGGCACCACAGGATAAATTCTATGCATGAACCGCGCCGGGGGGATCGCTTCCGGCCTAACGTGCATCCTGCAGGCGCTCGACGTAGACATTGTAGGTATCCTGGAATTCGCCTCCTTCCGGCTCGGGGAACATGCCCAGCAAGATCTCATCCCAGCTAATGCGCGCCCCCAGCGGGGCTCCAAGCCGGGGATCAGTGGCGGCCACATACGCCGCATAAATATCGGCAAGCACGCGGCGTATCTTCTTGTCATCGCGCAAGGAAGCCTCCTTGCCTTCCGCATCCGCCATACAGCAGGCGTTCAGGCAATCGGCCACAACGCCCTTTTGCTTCTGTATTTCCGTTTCCAGGGAGGACAATGCATCGCGAACGGCTCGCTCTTTAGCATCCAGATCGAACAGGTCTACGGCAATAGCCGCAACCTCATCCTTCGCCAAATTCACCGCGCTTCCGCTGGCGAGTCCGCGCACATTTTGCATGCGGACCTCATTCAACTTCAATTCCAGCTTGCTCCGCATTTCCCCTAGCGTTTTACGACGCTCCGCGTGTTCGTGCTGTTTGGCTTTGGCAGTGGCTTGTTGGCTACTCAGGCTATCCAGGGTGGAAAGGGCGCGATGGTAGGCGGTCTTATCGTTGCTCATGTTTGGTTTCCTCGTTGTGTTTGTTTAATATGGGCGCAGGCACGGATTATCCCTGGTTGACGTTGATGATGACGCCGTCGCCCAGCGCGTCGTTCAGCGCCGGGATGAGTTGGTCGCGCACCGCGGCGGCCGAGTAGAAATCCGTCCCGCTGAGCGTAATGTTCACTTGGCGCGCAGGCGCCGCGGCCTGCCCTGCCGGCATTGTCTGCGGCGGCGCGGCGGCGATGATGTTGGGATTCGCCGCCTGGCCAGGAAGCGCCGTACCGGAGACGCTACCGCCAGCACTGGGCGCGGCCCCCGCCATGCCGCCGCCGAACTGGGCGGAGGCTATGGCCTCGATCTGTGCCGACTGAGCCGCGAAGGCGACCGCGGCATAGGCGGCGCCCAGCCAAGGGCCGCCCTGAGACGTGCCGACGGCGAACGCGTCCATCACGGTGGACGGCAAGGTGATCGCGGCCTGCGCGAGCTTGGCGGCCTTATTGATGTTGAACAGTGCGCGGCTGTGCTCCGCGCCGGCGCTGACCAGCTTCTGCATCATATCTAACTCGCCTCGCAACTTGAGATCCCAGCCGAGCTTGTCAAGCTGCTCTTCGCTGAGCTTGCCTTGTTCGAATAGCGAAATCATCGTGCTTTGATGCGAGAGTGCAGCCTCATATTCCTGCGCGGCATACGCCTGGTCGGTGATCGATTTCCGCTCATGGTAGGCGTCGAGCATTTTCAACTGCTCTTTGTAGCGCGCCATTTCGGTCTTCGCTGGATCCTGCGCGTCCAGTTTCTTATTGAAATCTTGCCGCTCTTTGGAGACTGCCAGCGCCTTCTCCGCAGCAACTTGCCGCATGATGGCATCGGTGACCTTCTGGATCTCCTCCGGGTGATCCTTGAGCTTGTCGTTCGTCATCAGCGCAGCGATGGCCGTGCGCGCCTTGAGGTCCGCATTGTGCTCGTCGGTGAGCCTGCGCACCTCCTCGGCCGACTTGCCATAGAGCGTTTTCTCGAACTCCATCTGATCGATGCTCGTGCGGGTCTGCGACGCGGCCTGGTCGGCCAGTTTCTGCGCTTCCTTGCGGGCGGCGATGTCGGCATCGTGATGCTGTTTGAGCTTCTCGGCGGCGCCCATTTGCGCGAGCAGCAGATCGATGTGCTTCTGCTCGGCGGCGTTGAGCGTGAGCATGCCTGAGGCGACGAGCTTGTCCACCTGGCTACGCATTTTCTGCGTCTCGGTGAGTTTGCTCGCCGACTCTGACGCCAGGCCCATCTGCTCGGTGGATTGCTTGATGCGGGCGATGATGCCGTCCATCTGGGTATTGCCCACGCCGACCGCGTGCGAGAGGTCGGTGACGGCCTTCTTGCCTTTCTCGCCCATCTCTTCGCTCGCAGCGCCCACGCCGAGGACCTTGTCGCGAAACTTGTCGTAGTCGTTCAGCGCGTCCTTCGCGGTTTGCGCGCGCTCCGCCATGGTGTCCTTCAGGCCCTCGATGTCCCCGCTCAGCAGATCCGCACTTGCCTGAAGCATAAATAGCTCGGCATTCCCGACCTCACGAAATACGAGGACGGCGGCCCCTCCCGCGATCGCGACGCCGCGCAGGGCGTTGCCGATACCCTCGCCGATGACCTGCGCCACTTCGTGCCCGCTTCCGCCGAGGTCCATGAATTCCTGCAGGAGATCATTGACTGCCGGGACGATGCCCTCCGCCAGCACGGTGGCCGTGCCCTCGCCCTCGGCCTTGAGCCGGGAGAGGTTGTCGTTCATCGCCTCGGACTGGCGGGCAAACTCGGCGGTGACGGGATTGAGCGCGCGGCCTTCATCCGCCAGCTTATGCAGGGCGTCGCCGCCCTCCATCAGCGCCGGGATCATGGCCGCGCCGCCCTTGCCCAGCAGCTGCTGCGCGACGTACACGCGCTGCGCCGGGTCCTCGATGTTCTTCATCGCGTCCGCGAGCTGATACATGGCGTGTTCGGGGTCCTTGGCGGTGATGCCCAGGGCCTGCAGCATGGCGGCCTGCTGGCCACCCTTGATCTGAGCCATGCCCATGTAGTTGCTGAGCTTCTCCATGCTCTTGGAGAAGGTCTGGGTATCCACGTCGGACAGGCGGGCGGCGTAGGACAGGCCATTGAACGACTCTACCGTCATGCCGGAAGTGCGGGCCAGCTTGCCCATCTTGTCGGCCGCTTCGGCCGAGCCCATGATGATCTCGGTAAACTCGGTGCCTGCAATGGCGGGCAGAAGCATGCCGAGCATGCCATTCAGCTTTTCGCCGTGCTCCTTGAGCTTCTCGAATCCCTCTTTAGCCGATTTGATCGCCTCCTTGGTCTCATCGACCGCGGTTATCTTGATCTTTGCTTCGTTGTCTTTTTCAGCCACGGTTTAATTCCTCCTGTTCAGTTCATCGCGCGCCGCCGATTCCATGATCTGGACATCAAGATAGACGGCGCGCGGATTCTCTACGCCCAGCATGCCCATGCTCGCGCCCAAGGCGGCATGGTCGAGAGCCTTGTATCGGCCGCTCGGCCACATCTGCCACCGGCCGCTGCAACAAAGGAAGGTTTCTACGGCTTCGCTGTTGTCTTCGAAGATCTCGAAGTCTTCCGGATCGTCCGCGCTGCCTTCCCCGGGCAACTCCCGGAATACGTCGGACTGCATCCCCCAATCTTCGGCCTGGCGCCGGAGCTGCTCTTCTTCCTTTTTCTTGCTTGCCTTGACGCCGCACGCCCAGGCGCGTGCGGCGTCCATCAGTTTTTTTCGCGGGCTCCGCGCATGCCTTCGATGAATCCGGCGAAAATGTCGTAGCCGATGTAGTACTCGGCCAGAAGCGCGTCCAGTGCCTCCTTGCTGTAAGCCATGGGCGCGCCATCGGCATCCTCAAACGCATCGCCCCAGTCCGCAATCACGTCCTTCAGCACGTCGCCGATAGTCTTTTGCTTGCAGTCTTCCGTGAACTTAATGAACGCCGCAGGCTTGATGTAGTTGAAAGTAAAAGTGACCTCGACTTGCTGGCCGTCCTGTGTTTTGAGCGTTACCGGATGCTTGAATGTTGGGTTTGCACTGATGCGGAATTTCATGAGATCACCTTATTTGCGAGTTAAGAAAATGGATTAGGTACATAATTTTGCGAAAAACATCCGGACATTTCATGGGGTGAAATGTCCGCAATTTCGTGTCTGATTTTTAGCGGTTTTTTTCCTCTCAAAAATACAATCCATTGGTTTTTATGGGGTTTAAATAACGACATTTCATGGCAAAAAATGTCACTTTGTGGTGGCGCGTTTCTATGCAATTCCGTATTCCCAAATCTTGTGGGTCACCCGATAGCAACGGACGTTTCCCTCGCCACCGGGTAGCCGCTCCTTTCGTGTGAAACTAGCGCCCTCGGTGAGAAGGATCCCGTTGGTCTGCAGCAATCTGCAAACAGCGCGGTAGTCAAAGCCGCTGCATACCTCCTGCTTAAACGTTTCAGGCATGATGTAATACTCGGTGTGCACCGCCCGCTCACCGCTCTCCAGATAGATGGCTATCCCGCCATCGTCCATGGCGAGAACATGCCTGCGGTACCCGGCGCGCTGGATCGTGCGCGGCGGGTGTGAGTCGGTATTGCTTACAGGCCTATCCCAATCAGTAAAGCGTGCCTCGCCATGCAACTCCAGAAAGCGGCGCACCTGCGCGAGCATTTGCATTTCCTCAAGATTGCCGGCGCCGCCGCGCTGCGCAAGCCATGCGCTAAAGCAAGCCTGCGCTGCCCGCATCGCGGCACCCGGCTCCCAGCAAGTAATCTCCCATTTGGTGGCCATCTCTCCCGCCGCGCCAATCAGTGCAAAACGCAGCGCAGCGCGATGCACTTGGCCGCCCGAATCGTTCCCCACGTGCGACTGCGCAAATTCGCGCTGGGCCTTCTTGACCCATTCATTGATCCTGTCCCCATGTGCCACCAGCTTGTCCAGGAATGCCATCGCCGCTACGCCATAGTGCTTGGCCGAGGCGTCAGTGATCGCCTTTGAGAAGGCTGCCCCGTTGGCGTATTGGTGCAGATCTTCAAACATGCCAATGCCCGCGCCGGCATCTGCGGGAATATCAAGGAGCCGCACCTCCTGGCCGGCCTTTGGCTTCTTTCCGGCCATTGCCATATGCTCGGCCAAGCCTGCCTCGCCGCTCGACAGAAACAACACACGCCAATTGGCGGGGTCGCGCAGCGATCCGTTTCGGTTGGCTCGCGCCTTTCCGCTTCCATTGGCAAGCATATATGCGGCCTCGCCGGCGGCCTTCGGGTCCACCTGGCTAAGTTCATCCAACACCAGCAGGCAGTCGGAGTGTTGCGACGCCAGGGCTTCTAGCCCGTTGTCGGTCGCGCGCCATCGCTGCAGATACTCCGATCCGCCCCACACGGATGAGGCTGCGCGCAAAGCGGTTGTCTTTCCGGTGCTAGAATCGCCCCGCAGATGAACGCCACCGCTTTCCATTCCACATAGCTGCAGCAGCGGCGCAGCAAATGCAGTTGAAACGGCAAACAGCAACCGAGAATTCCCGACGCACATTGACGCCACGTTCATGCGCCAGGTTGCGAGGTTTCCTTTTTGCCTAAATGCGCCTGGCGTTGCCGTCGCGGACTGAAATAGCACGCGTTCATCGCTTTCGCCTATCGTCACCTCCGGGAGCACGAACACACGGCCATGCCACCCCGTTCGCTCGACGCAGCGCGCGCGCTTGTCCACTTTCGCGGTTTGAATGTATTGCGTGAGCAGGTTGCGGGCCTTTCCAGAAGGTGAAATCTGCAAGCCCATGGACAGCAGCGTGCCGCGATATTCGGCGCCGTCACCCTTTAGCAACTCCATAGGCATAGCCCATGCGTGCCGGTTTCCATCCAAATCAGCGAACTCAAGCAATCGCCCCCAGCTTTCGTTTTTCGCGTCCCTGGTCGTGGCGCAAATTTCCAGCGGCGAGCAGATCCACATCGGGGGCAAGGTGTCGCCCTCTGCATTCTTCCCGAAGTAGTACACCCCATCGTCCTTTAGAGAAAATGGGGAGTTGGATTCGGAGATCTCCCGCGGGTCTCCGCCGTCCGTGGCCGCCTGCCCATCCGGCGTTGCAGGTGGCGGCAACAGGAATTCGGTGGATTGTGCGAGCTGGGCAAGATGCAGATTTGTCCAGCCGCGCTGCACCAGGTCTGCAGCATCATCCCCCTTTTGAAGCGGGGTGCAGACGTCTGCACCTGGCAGCCTGTCGAACATGGCGAGATTCACCAGGTGCACCGAAGTCGCCCCCGCGGCGGCAGCGAGTGCAGCCACCTTTTGCATTGCGCTGCGCCCAGGATCATCATTGTCTGGCCACAGCCACACCGCGCGCCCGCGCAGGGGCTTCCAGTCCGCCTTATCTGCCGCCTGAGCTCCGCCCTGCCACGTCACGATAGCGCATCGAGGGAGCAGTTCCGACGCTGCGTCCGCCGCCTTCTCTCCCTCAACGACGCACACAGGGTCATCGTCCTGGCGGGCCAGCTCGTAAAGCCCAAAGAGCGGCCGCGGGGCGGGCGGCGCTTTCCATTCCCACGACAGCTTGCCCTTTTCGTCGCGCCACAAGGTTTGGGGCGCGAATTGTTTCCGGTCTCCTATCCGCTTGGGGTCGAAACGCCAGTGATAGAACATAACCGCGCCGTCCGGGGCTCTGTATGCCCAGCGCCCCGAGCATTTGCCGTGCTTTGGATGAGCATCTGGCCCGGACGGGGCGTTGCCCGGCACGGGCATTACGCATTGCGCCCCTTCCCGCTTGCGACGCGGTCCGCTATCGCGGTTTTGAGGCCCGGCCGATGCGCCGGCGCCTTCCCGCTGCGCCGGCGCAGCAGCGCCCCGTTTCGACGCCCTAGGCATGCCAAGGTGCGTACCGAGGCGCGTTGCAGCCTCGCCCTGCTTTACCTCCCACACCCACGCTGCCAGAGCGACAAGATCACCGCCCTTGTCACCGGTGGCCCCGTCCATCCATGCGCCGGTGTTTCGGTTGATCGAAAAACTGCCCATGGCGTGGTCGTTCCGCTTGGGGTTCAGCGGCAAATATTCCTTGCCCTGGTTCCTTCCACCTGACAGCCCTAGGAGGCTCATGATTTCGTCAAAGCGCGCAAGGGCGCCCTCTGCAATCTGCCTGATATACTCCATCGCTAAGCCGTTCCCTTCGTTTCGGCCATCGCCAGTTGCAGTTCCCGGCATTCTTTCTCAGCCTTCAGGCGGCATGCGTCAGGGACTTTGCCCCCGTTCCCACGTGATTCTCGGGTGCATTTTCTGCATAATTTCCAGCTGAACATAACGACGAGATCGCCACCGTAGGTTATCCTCGCCAAGCCGTGCCACTTGCGCGCCGCATTAAAAGGCTTTCCACAGGCGCCGCAGCATCGCCCGGAGTCGATACGCTCCATGTCGGCGACAATTTCGTGCCCTACTTCTTTCAGGGGGGACAACGCAAGACGAAGCCCTCCGGCATGCGGTGAGGTTTTCTTTGTGCTCATTTTGGCGCTCTTCCGGCCAGTCGCTGCTACAGCAGGGAACCACGCTTGGACATCATGTCGCGTACGATTTGCCGGATTTCCTCATCGGATTTCCCGGCAATACGCGCCGCGATAAGTTGAGAAATTTCGTGTTCCGGCCAGGCAACAGAGTGGACACCCAAGGGGACAGGGGCAGTCATCAGCCCGGTCTTGATGTTGCTGTAATGGGTAGTCCTGGACGTAGCCGTGAGGTCCAAAACCTGGGGAAGTTTGAGCAGCCGCATAGTTTTCCATCCTTTCCGCATTAATTGCTGTCCGCTGCAACTCCAGCGGACTGGGATGGATTCTTGCGTACGTCAGGGGGGTGTGCTACGGGTTATTGTGTCAGCATAATGCGTGGAAATAGTACCAACGCGAGGCCTAACCGTTGACGGAAGTCAACGCGGCCTTAACGGCATCGCGGGATATGTGGCCGCCGAATAGAACTTGCGCCAAGGCGACCCAGTGCTTCTCACGCATGCGGAGATCGCCAGGGCGCACACGGCGCATTGTCTGCAGGTTGTGGTCGGCTTCCCGCATCCAGTCCCGCCAGCTGCTCTTTTGGCTTGCCATTCCGTGGACATCTTGGAACAGTTCTTGCGTCTTCGGATATTCTCGCAACTCTGTCTCGAGATCGCGGATGGTATTCAAATATCCATCCAGCGGGTGCGGGCGAAGATTAGTCGATTTCTCGAGCTCCCATAGCTTTCTCACCAAGTCGGAGGCCAGATCAGCAGCCTCGTCTAACAGCGCATCCGCATTCTTTTGCCGCTGTCGAATTTCGGTCTTCTTCGACAGGCGGCCGGCAGGAATCGGACCTCCATGCAGCTGCAGGGGGGCGATGATCGAGCCGATAAGCCAGCCGCCGAGCTCATCGTCCCCATTCCCGAGCCTTTCAGATACGTACTTGTCCGCTGCGCGCCAAAAATCCTCCAAGCGATCATCCGTAAAAAGCTTGCGCTCTTGGTCCGACAAATTGCCGGCCTCTTCCATGTGGCGGAAGCTATCTCGTGCCCATAAAGGCAACCACGGGTAATCCATCGCGCACCCCTTCAAAGTGCAGCCTTCAAGAGGGGCCACCCCAGGCGGTGAAGGTTTCCGCCGTTCGCCTGGCCGGGCTAGGGGTGGCAAACTCGATCAAACTCCAACCGTCTACAGCCGCCCCCTGGCGCCTTCAATCAGCATGCGCGCCGCAGCGGTATCGTCTATCACGGCCTGTAGCGCCTGGTGCAGGCCATTGAGTTGCGCCGGCTGCAGCAGCAGCCCATCGCCCGGCCGGACATTGTTTATGGTTATGCTCTGGATAAACTCGGCTAGATAGATGGCTTTGTCCAGCGTGTCTGAGGCGCGGAGCAGGGATAGCCCGGGATCTAGCCGGAGGCAATCAAGCTCCTTGAGTTCCCTCAGGCTCTCGGAAATATATTTCGCTGCCTCCTCCTCAGGGACGCGCGCAAAGACATTCCCCTCCGCGTCATTGACCTCCCATATTTCCGGATACGGAGATTCTTTCGCCTCTTCGTTGCGGCGGACAGCGAAAGGCGCGCCGTTCACCGGATATTTTCCGCTCTGCGTCTCCGGCGCTTCCGTGGACTTCCTTACTGTAGAATTGCAGTCAGCCATGATGCTTACCTCCTTAGCAGGTATCGCGTTGTGGTTAGGCGGCCCGGGTGTTGGCTCACCCGGGCCGCTGCTTTCCCATGATCCGCATGGGTACGTTTTTCGCGGCGCGCGATGATGCGGGCCGCAGGAAATCTACTTCGCGCGCAAAAATCCGCACTTGCGCGAACGGCTCCGGATATGTTGCCCCAACTGCCCCAACTCCATTACGAAAAGTTGGGGCGGCGCAAACCCAATAAATACGCGGTGCCCCAAGTGCCCCAACTTGCCCCAAGTGTTTTTGATATGCACCGAGTAAAAATCGCACATTAGGCGGCCTCTCCGCGCAAGGGAATGACCTCGGCGCCGGCTTTCAGCTTGTCCAGGTAATCCGCCCACAATTGCATCATCTTGCGGCGCTCGGCGAGGTGCGCAGTGCGGTTGTATGCCCTGCCGTTTGGATCTCTCACGGCGTGGGCGAGCTGGTGCTCGATGTAGTCCGGGCGAACGTGCAATTCTTCGTCCAGGATGGTGCGGGCCATTGCCCGGAAACCATGGCCGCTCATTTCATCCTTGGCAAAGCCCATGCGCCGCAGCGCGGCGAGGATTGCGTTATCGCTCATCGGGCGGCCGTTGGTGCGCGCGCCCGGGAAAACGTACTTGCCGCCGCCAGTAACCGCGTGGAGCTCGCGCAAGATCGCTACGGCTTGGGCGCACAGCGGCACCAAGTGCGGCTCGCGCATCTTCATTCGTTCGCCGGGTATGTTCCACTCAGCTTTATCCAGGTCGAACTCCGCCCACTCGGCCCTGCGCAGTTCTCCCGGGCGCACGAAGAACAGGGGAGCGAGGCGGAGCGCGCACCTGGTGACAAATTGCCCTTTGTAATCGTCGATCGCTCGCATCAGTGCGCCGATTTCCTTGGGCGTAGTGATGGCGGCATGATGCGTTTCCTTCACCGGCGGCAGCGCCCCTTTGAGGTCCGGAGAAGGATCGCGCTCTGCGCGGCCGGTGGCGATTGCATAACGGAACACCTGGCCACAGTTCTGCAGGGCCCTATGTGCGGTTTCGACGGCGCCGCGGTCCTCGATCCGGCGCAACACCTTCAGCAGCTCCGGGGCCGAGATCTCAGCAATGGGCCGTCCGCCCAACCACGGGAAGATGTCGCGCTCCAGCCGTTGAATGATCCTCATGCCGTGATTCTCTGCCCAGGTGGGCGCGTTCTTCGCGTACCACTCGCGGGCTACTACCTCGAAGCTGTTGCCGGCGCGTTCGATCCTGGCAGATTTTGCCGCCTTGCGGTTTTCAGACGGATCCACGCCGTTCGCGATTAGCTTGCGGGCCTCGTCGCGCCGCTCCCTGGCGTCCTTCAGGGAAATATCCGGGTAGACGCCGAGCGATAGGCGCTTTTCTTTCCCATCGATCCGGTATTTAAGGCGCCACCACTTGCCCCCGCTGGGGGCAACTTCCAGATAGAGGCCGCCACCGTCAAACATGCGAACAGGCTTTTCAGCAGGCTTGGCGTTTCGTATGGCAGTGTCTGTCAGCGGCATTTTGGGGGCAGTTCCTTATGCGTGGAAGTCAGTTGCCCCGAATGTTGCCCCCAGTTGCCCCCGGTTGTCAATGGATGGTATAGGATGGCGGCGTACGAATAAAAGCAAAAAAGCCCGTGGATTCACGGGCTTTTAGTACTTCCCCGAATTTCTTCGGACGTTCAAATGGTGGAGGCGGGGGGAATTGAACCCCCGTCCGCGAGCCCTCTACAGGCAGTTCTACATACTTAGCCTGGTTATTTGAATTTGATCCGCCAGACGCCAACCGGCGGGCTGCTGACGAACGAGCCACCTAAATTTAATGTCGTGCAAAGTGGCCCTGCGCGACACGATTCCGTGTAAATGACCTCACTCATCTCAGCCTTGCGGCTTCGAGCCCCTCCACGGACAGCAGGGTGTGAGGTCTGACCTTAGGCGGCCAGAGCGTACTTTTCGTCGTTTGCGACTATTTGGTTTCCAGCTTTTTACGAGGTAGCGGGTCCTCGGTATGCCCTGCGCTGCTTTGCAACCCACGTCGAAGCCAGGTCGCCCCCGGTTTCGGTGTCAAACCTTGCGGATTGTACCGCAATAAGAGTCCATGGCGGCGGGAAAGTTCCCGCGCAAGGCGGGTGCCCGCCAGGCCTGTTCGCCGTCGCGATGGATTACGCCACGCGCATCGGCAGATGCCGTGCGCTGGCAATATGGCGGCCCGCATGGCGGTCGATGCGAGCGATGTGGCCGGTGAACCAGTCGAACAGCAGAACCTGGGCACGGAACGATATATAGGCCTGGTCCGCCTTTCCGGCGTCCGCCTCGTCCTTGAGCTCCAGGAATTTCTTCTTGAAGCGCCGGTGCTCCCTGAGGTGGCTGTCGATGAAGGGGTAATCGTACTGCCGCATCAGGCGGGCCTCCTCGTCTTCGCTCTCCTCGTGGTGGCTGACAAGATAGGCGAGGATGACCCGCGCGCTCGGGAAATCTTGCCCCGCGAAGGCGGAAATAAGGTCGTTGATTTTGCCGAACAATTGCCGGTGGGTCCGGTCAATTGACTCTATGCCCGTCTGGAAGGCATCGCGCCATTCCATGTGGTTGTTGAGTTCGCCGGTGGTGAGGTGCTGGCCGGTGGCTTGGAATTGTTCGCAGCGTGTGAGGTAGATGCGGGCCGGAATGTCCTTGGGGGCGATTTCGAGGCACTCCCTGAGCAGCTCCATGGCGCCCGGAATCTGCCTGAGGTGATAGCGGGCGACGGCAGCCTCGAATTTCGCCTTGGACAGCCGCTTGCCATCGCGCAGCTTGATGGGGTCGTTGTCAAACACTTCGTAGAGGGAGAGCGGCTGCCGCTTTCCCTTTACGCGAACCCGGTCCAGAAAGCGGATGTCGTACTTCTCCGGGATTTCCAGCTCATAGTAGGTGCTCTGGCTGATCAGCAGGGGCGTATGGTAGAGCTTGGTCGAGCCCTCGATGCGGGCGGCAAGGTTCACCGCATCGCCGATGACCGTGCCTTCCATGCGGCTTACGCCGCCTACCGTGCCTATCATGGTCATGCCGGTGTTCAGCCCGAACCCGATCTGGATGGGTTCATAGCCCGCGCGCCCGCGGCCCAGGTTGTAGTCGTCGAGCTTCTCCAGCATGTGTATCGCCCCGCTCACCGCATCGTCCGCGCTCTGCGGGAACAGGGCGAGGATGGAGTCTCCGGCATACTTGTCGATGATGCCGCGGTGGGTGATGACGATGGGCTCCATTTGCCGCAGGTAGGAGTTGAGGAAGTTGAAATTCTCCTGCGGCGTCATGTTTTCGGAGAGCATCGTGAAATTGCGGATGTCCGAGAACATGACCGTGAGATTGCGCTCCGCGTGGTCGCCCAGGTTGACGTCCAGGATGCTGGCCTTGTCCAGCAGTTTCACCAGCTGGTGGGGGATGAGGCGGCTGAAGGCGTGCTCGGTCTGGCGCAGCAGCGTCACCGCCTGGCGGTGGTTTTCGACGGCTTTTTTGTGCCGTGTCTTTTCCCGCTCCAGGCGGTCCTTCAGGGAGGTCACCTGCGCGGTGCGGCGCATCAGCATCCACTCTGCGCGCGAGGCGCGGCTGGCCATGCCGACGACGGAGGCGATCAGCACTCCAAGCAGAAACAGCACCCATTCCCTGCCGAGCGAGGTGAAGTAGATCGCGCCGATCAGCATCACCACGATCAGGGTGATGAGGATCGCGGTTACGAACGGTTTGATGAAGCGCAATAGTGCGGCGGTGCTCAT